TGCTGCCAACGCGCTCGGCAGCCTCAACGTCGAGGGTGTGTTTTCCATCGGCAAGCCGACCGGTGCTGGCACGGCCATCGCGCAGGGCGCGAAGGTGAGCCTGTTCAATGGCCAGGCCGTGACCGGTGCCACCGGCACCGCCATGGGGTTCGCGGCCAAGGCCGCGACCACCAGCGACAGCATGGTCGACGTGCTGCTCGTTCCCGGTGCGTAGTTGATTCCCACGCAAGCAGTGGCCGCGCGGCGAGTGCCTCTTGCCCGCCGCGCGGCCCTGCAATGCCACGTGCGAGGTTTTTGTGCAGGACATGATGGCGAAGGGAGCGGCGTGGTTTGACCAGGTGCGGCTACAGCACCTTTCGGTCAGCGTGTCGTATCTCCGCGTCGGTTCAATGCTCCCGCTGGAATGCGCGGCCACTTTGGTGGACGGCAAGTGGGAAACCATGGATGCCGCCGGCCAAATCGTCCGCATGGAGACGCGCGACTTTTTCATCAACACAGATGACTTGTTGGGCGACCCCAGGATTGGTGACGTAATTACGGCTATCGAAGACGGCATCGAGCGTACCTACGCCGTGGCGGTGCCGGGCGGCGGACAGCAAGCGTGGCGGTGGGCCGACCGACGGCACAAGATTCGACGCATTCACACGATGGAGCAGTCGCAGGAGGCCGTGGCAGCCTTCGTACTGACGACAGAGCTCGGCGAGCACATGACAACCGAGGCCGGCGAACCGCTGGTAGCGTAAATGGCACAAAAGAAAATCAGCGAATTGCCGTTGGCGACTGGCGTGACTGGCGCGAGCCTCGTGCCCGTCGTCGTCGGCACGACCACCAGCCGGGCAACGCTCGCAACGCTCTCGTCATTCTTTGCAGCGGCCGGACCGACTGGCCCGACAGGCGTGGCTGGCGTGGCAGGCGTAACGGGCCCCACGGGCGCTTCTGGCCAAGCCGGAGACTCCGTGACTGGCCCAACTGGGCCGCGTGGCGCCGGCGAGATTTACCAAGCCGACCTCGCGCCTGCTGTTGCGTCGGCCGGGTCTACGTGGCTCGACACAGCCACAGGAAAGTATTTCACGCGCTACGCCGGGCTGTGGGTTGAAGTAGGTGGAAAGCACTATACGTAATGCCGTTCTTCACGATTTCTTCACCATCGAGCGGTAACGCGACGCAACTGCAGGGGCAGCCTGTGGTCGCGACCGGTCCAGCGACCGGCAGCGTACTTACCTACAGCGGAACGGCCTGGACTGCATCGCCTGGAGTCACTGGGCCCACGGGTGCCGCCGGCGTTGACGGCGCAAAAATCTACAGCGGCACAGGTGCTCCGTCTGCCGGCCTTGGCCGCAGTGGCGACTTTTATGTTGATACGACGACCGGTGCCGGAGTCCTTTATGGGCCAAAGGCCAACGGTTCGTGGGGCGCTGGACTGCAACTGCAAAGCGGTCCTGCCGGGCCAACTGGCTCGCAGGGCGCTCAGGGTCTGTCTATAACCGGACCAACTGGCAGCGTCGGCGCGACTGGCGCGACTGGACCGCAGATTACTGGGCCGACTGGTGCGAATTCGCTTGTCACCGGACCAACGGGCCCGCAGGGTATCCAGGGGCTTTCGATCACCGGGCCAACCGGCGCGCAAGGCGCCGCAAGCACAGTAACCGGCCCGACTGGAAGCGTCGGCCCAACTGGTAGCGCAGGGCCATCCGGCGCCGCAAGCACAGTGACCGGTCCGACTGGAAGCACAGGCCCCGTAGGAGCGCCAAGCACAGTCACAGGTCCAACCGGCGCGCAAGGAAATTCAATCACCGGACCAACCGGCGCGGCGAGCACCGTTACGGGACCGACAGGCTCACAAGGATCGTCAATAACTGGACCAACTGGACCGTCTGGCGGCCCAACTGGTGCAACTGGATCGGCCGGATCGTTTGGCGAATCGCAGGCGATTAACGCCCAAACTGCGGCCTACACGCTCGCGCTTGCGGACGCCGGGAAGCTCGTGACCATCAACACATCTACCGGCGTTTCTCTCACGGTGCCATCCAACGCATCGGTCGCTCTTGCCACTGGCGTTCACGTTGACATCGCAAGGCTCGGCGCCGGTGCGTTGACCGTGACCGGCGCGACTGGCGTCACCATCAACGCGACCCCAGGCCAGAAATTGCGGGCACAGTACTCAACGGCCACGCTCATCCAGTACGTCGGCAACACATGGCTCCTTGTTGGAGACTTGTCGACATGACGCGCGGCAAGGTGGGCCATTACTGGCGAAGAAAATCGCTAGACCCTTTTGATCCAATGGCAGTTGTTTTGACATCAAGCGGAACGTACTCAATACCTACCGGCGCGACTACGTTAAAGGCATGGGCTGTCGGCGGCGGAGGCGGCCAGCAGTATGCCGGCGGAACCGCATATAAGACGTGGACAACACTATCGAACGATGACTCCGCTATTTCGTTCACTGTTGGGGCCGGAGGCCAAAACGGAAGCGCGGCAGGTGAAAGCACTACGCTTACGTTCAGAAGCAACACAATCACCGGACAGGGCGGAAACTCGCCGGCCGGCGGAGGGCCAGGCGGCTCATATTCCGGCGGAGACGGCGGAGCAAACGGCGGCGTAGGTGGCTACCAGTCTGGGTTGATTTTTGCCAGTGGTGCTGTTGGCGGAAATGCAAGTTGGGACGCAACTATCCTGCGAATGCCAGGCTTGGACGTTTCCGGCATCGTTGCCGCAGTTGCGCTCGCTGGCCTGAAAACAGTCGAAGACGGCGGCACTGAGCCTGCGTTTGGCAGCGGTGGCGGCGATGACGTTGAGGGCGGTGTTACCAAGAGCCCCGGCATTGGCGGTGGTGGCGTTGTCGGCAACGGAGGTCGAGGGTTTCGTCCAGGCGGTAGCGGTGCGGTCGTGTTGTATTTCACATAGTTACCTACCATGCCATTTTTTTCCATTTCATCCCCGTCGTCCGGCAACGCCACCCAGCTTCAAGGCCGAGCGGTAAGCGCGACTGCTCCGGCTACCGGCTCAATTCTGGCGTGGAGCGGATCGACGTGGGTTCCAGGCTCCGGCGTCACAGGCCCGACAGGCGCTCGAGGAGACGATGGGGCGAGAATCTGGAGCGGCAGCGGAGCGCCGGCGGCCGGCTTTGGTGCGTCTGGCGATTTCTGGCTCGACACAGCAAACGGCAGACTTTACGGACCGAAGGCGGATGGTAGTTGGGGCACGCCGCTCCAACTGCAGAGTGGCCCAGCAGGCCCGCAAGGCGTCACCGGGCCTGTCTCTACGGTAGCAGGCCCAACGGGCGTCGCCGGGCCAGCAAGCACTGTGACGGGCCCAACCGGGCCTGCATCAAGCGTCACGGGCCCTACCGGGATTCGAGGCGCAACGCTGCTTGCCGGCGTAGGCGTGCCACTTTCGGGCTACGGCAGTGACGGCGACTGGTTTATCGACACTGCGGCGGCCGACTTCTACGGCCCGAAAAGCGGAGGCGCCTGGGGCAGTCCAGCGATTGACCTTCTGGCCATTACCGGTCCAACTGGGACTGTTCCGTTTTATTCAACCGCTGCGGCGCCGACTGGAATTTCCAACGGGTCGCTGTGGCAAGACGACGACAACGGCAAACTGTTCATTAGGTACAACGGTGTTTGGGTGCAAATCGCCCACTAGGAGCTCGCAATGCCTCTTACATTTCCTGCAGGGCCGACGAACGGCCAGCAAACCACAACTGGCGGCCGCACGTATTCGTGGAATGGACAAGCCTGGGAGCTCGTCGGCAGCGGCATCGCAGGCCCTACTGGCGTCACGGGGCCGACTGGCGCCGCCGGAGCGGCCTCAACCGTCACTGGACCGACCGGGCCGGCATCTGCTGTGACTGGGCCGACGGGCGCAGCCGGTGTAGCCGGAGTTACTGGCAGCACGGGGCCAACCGGGCCAAGCGTTACTGGGCCGACAGGCTTGAGTTACACGAACGTAGTCGTTACTCCGACCGTCCTCACGGCAAATACAACCGTGACCGGGTTTTCGCCAGGCTCCGGCGACATTTACCGCCTGGCGGTCACCGGCTCGACCGGCGTTGTGATTCGCGACATGGGCATTACCGGAATCGACGGCGACGCCAAGCTCCTCGTCAACGTCGGGGCCACGGCCCCGATCACGCTTCAACACGCAACCGGGCCAAATGCCAACGCTCAGTTTTCGGTGCCATGGGCAGGGAACTATGTGCTCGACGCACGCGGTGGCGCGGCCTTGATCGTCTACGACTCGACCTCGGCCGTCTGGCGCGTCGTCTAGTCCCTCTCTCACCACAGTAGCGCACAAACCATGCCGATGAATCCCCGCCTCCTTCGTCCGCTCGCCCGCCAAGCGGGGGCGCTGCCGCCATCTGGGCCGACAGACCCATATTTCTCTAGCGTCTCGCTGTTGCTGCACTTTGACGGCTCTATTGCCGACGCAAGCAGCAACAACCTTTCAATTACCGTTGAAGGCGATGCGGCAATCAGCGCAGCGCAGAGTAAGTTTGGCTCTGGCAGTTGCCTGTTTGACGCTAACGGAGACGGGTTGCTATTGGCAGACTCTCCGCTGCTCACAGCTGGATCGGGGAATTTCACTGCGGAAGCGTGGGTACGGCCAGCCACCAACTCTGGCGTGCTAGGAATTTTCGCAAAACGCGCTTACGGCTCCGAAGCCGGCCTTGAGTTCGTTCTCTATGCCTTGGACGGGTATTCATATTTGGTCGTTTCTGAAAACGGAGAGGGCTGGAGTTATAACTCCGCAGGGAGCCAGGCTATTCCTGCGCACCAGTGGACGCACGTTGCGTTCGTAAAAAACGGCACTTCCGTTGCTGTATATGTCAATGGCGTGTTGTCACAGTCTGGTACTCTTGGCGGTGGCGTTTACGACGGCAACGAGTCGTTTTTTATTGGCAGTGGCGGATTTGACGGGCAGTTGTTTGACGGCTACATCGACGAGGTGCGGATCACGAAAGGCGTGAATGGAGCCCGCTACACCGCTCCATTCACGCCACCCGACGCGCCGTTCCCGAATCAGTAGTTGCGCTCTTCACCTTAGAGAGAGCCGCGCCAGTTGTTGACGTTCGTTGACGTTCGTTGACCGTCATTTTTTCGCTTGCAAGCGGCTCCGGCGGGCGTATGGTTCGCGTGTTCCCCTCACACGAAAGGACACGCAATGGACAAGTTGATGACCCGAAAAGAACTGGCCGAGATGCTCGGACTGTCGCCCGCCACGCTGGCCCGCTGGAAGTGGGCAGGCGAGGATTCGCCGCCGTGCATCAAGATCGGCAAGTCAGTCCGCTACCGCCGCGAAGACGTAATGGAGTGGCTGTATCGCAGGGCTGGCCTGGACGCCGCCGCCGTCACCTACGAGCAGCGGACGTAGTGCGCTCTTGCACCAGAGTACGGCACGGTATTTCGGCCCGGCTGGCTGACAGCCACTAATCGAAAAATAGGGTGCCGTTACGGAACCTATGCCGAAAGAAAAACTGGCATAGGTTTCTGACAGATCAGACGCTAGATGGCATTGCGCGGCGTGACCGCTGCGGTACAATGTTCTTCGGTTTGAACGCCAGGAATACACCAACGGTATATCCGTGCAAGCCGTTCTGAAGTTCACGCTGCCGAAAGATCAGGCCCAGTACGACGCCGCCCGGCTGGGCAGCGAGGCGATGCAGACGCTCTGGCAAATCGACCAGCGGTGCCGCAGCCTGTGCAAGTACGGCGAGCCGACCGCAGAGGAGCGTAAGCTGGCAGAGCAGATACGCGAGATGATTCCAGGCGAACTGTTGGACATTTGACGCAACACGCCGCAGAGAGGGACGCGATGGACGCCATCACGAAGGAACCGGATCAAGGCTCGCCGTCGCTTGCCTACGGCTGCGGCTGGGTGGTGGAGTCAAAGGGATGGAACGGCGATCCGCTGTTTTGGCGCAACGGTCACGGGTGGATGAGGACTTTGCGGCAGGCAACCGTTTTCGTAAAGAAGAACGACGCCATCAGCAGGTGCGTGAAACTTGGGAGCAAGGACTGCACTGTGCTGGAAGCAAACTTCTCTGTCGGTCGTGCCGTTTACCCGCCGTCGCGGGCGCAGTGACGCTCTTGAGCGAAGGGAGAGACTGGCCAGGTGCGCTACTGCGGCGACATGGCGTAGCGTCCGCCAGGGGGAGACAGCCAATTCCGCAAAAGTAGAATAGGTGTACGTCCCTACACCTGCCGCGGATTCGGCATGATCGACCACCTAACGGCCATCGCGGCCCACGCGTATTACGCCGGCGAACTCGAGGCCGGCCGCCGGGCCTGTGAGCGCCTCCTGGCCATGCGCGACCTGCCAGACGGTATCGAAATACTCACCAGGCGGAACCGCACTTGGTACGCGCAACGGCTCGACGAGCTCGTGGCGACCAACTACGTGCGGATCGACGTGGAGCCGGCGGCCCCCGGCTGGTCGCTTTTCAACCCGTCCGTCGTGGCCCTGGACGGCGGATTCCTGGTCAACGTCCGTAGTTCCAATTACCGGATTTTCGGCGGGCGGTCCGTCATGCCGGACGAGGATGGCGGCCGGATCAAAACCAAAAACATTCTGACCGACTACGCTCGCGACTTGACGCCCGTGGGCCGCCCAACGGTAATGGCGTGCGACTACCAGTCGAGCGGCTACCAGGTCGAGGGGCTGGAGGACGTTCGGCTCAACGTCGTCGGCAGCGAAATACTCGCCAGCGCCACCGTGCGAGACTTTGCGGGCCTGGACGGCACGTGTCGAATCGGGACGGCCACCGCCACTCGGCACGCCGGCCAGTACGTCGGCCTGGAGGTCTACGAAACCGCGGATGGCATCCACGAAAAGAATTGGATGCCCGTAACCGGCTCACGCCGGTGGCTCTACTCCTGCCACGTCCAGGGTCGCGTAGCCACCGCAACCCAAGAGGCAGGCCGGTGGGCGATTGAACTAGGTGCCGAATCGCCGGCGCTTGCTCGTGGGTTCCGTGGCGGCTCGCAACTCGTGGACATTGGCAGTGGGCTCTACCTGGCCGTGATTCACGAAGTGGCCCACGACAAAGACGGCCGCCGCACGTACGAGCATCGGTTTGTGGCGTTTGACTCCGAGGACTGGAGTATTTCGGGGGTGAGCCGGCCGTTTGTATTTCGCGAGGCCCGGTCGATTGAGTTTGCGGCCGGCCTTGCCCGCACGCCCGGCCAGCTTGTCGTGTCGTTTGGCGTCCGCGACTGCGAGGCGTGGCTGGTGGAATTGCGGCTCACCGACGTAATGCCTCTCTTGGAGCCTGTAGCGTGATTGCAGCCAGCGTCTACGACAAAGTGAAATCGCTGTTGGAATCCAACTGGCGGGAAAACGACTGGTTTTTCTGCGATTCCAAGGTGATTTCGCACTACGCCATGAAGGCGATTATCTGCGAGCGGTACAAGCCGCGGCGGATCATTGAGATTGGGACGCGGTGCGGCTATTCGATGCTGGCGTTCAATTCCGTGGCCCCGCGGGCATCATTCCTCTGCCTCGACGGCGCGATGGACGACGACAGCCTTGAGTGCCTCGCCCACGCCAAGCATCTGATTGACCGGCACGACATTGAGGCCGATTTGGTGGTCGTCAACTCGCACCACGTCCGGTCGCTGCCGAGGGCCTGCTTTGCCCACGTGGATGGCGACCACAGTTACGAGGGAGCCTTGGCCGACCTGCGGTTGGTGGCCCACTGCCGGGCCATCTTGGCCGACGACTGTTGCAACCCCGATGTAATGCGGGCCGTCGATCAGTTTGCGAAAGAGGCCAACCGGAACGTGCAACTCATTCACGACGGCCTGCGGCGCGTGGCGGTGCTGACATGAAGGTGGCCATATACGCTCTCGCGAAGAACGAAGCCGCCAACGTGCCGGCGTGGGAAGCGTCGTGCCGTGAGGCCGACGTGCGGGTCGTCACCGACACGGGATCGACCGACAACACCGTTGAGCTCCTAGCGGCCGCCGGCGTCACCGTGGCCACCGGTGCCCCGGTGCCGTGGCGATGGGATGACGCGCACAACCTTTCCCTCTACCACGTGCCGGCGGACGTGGACGTGTGCATTCGCCTCGACCTGGACGAAGTGCTCGACCCCGGCTGGCGGGAAGCCCTGGAAGCCGATTGGACGGCCGAGACTGGCCGGCTCCGCTATTGGTATCAGTGGTCAGAGCAGGTGCGATTCCTCTGCGACCGCGTGCATCGGCGGGCGGGCTACCGATGGTCTGGCCCGACGCACGAGGGGCTCGTGTGCTGGGATGGAGACGACGCGCACACGATGAGCGAGCGATTCGGCATTCGCCACCATCGGCAGCCTGGCAAAAAGCACAAAAGCGATTTGACGCTGTTGCGGCAGGCCGTTCGCGAAACGCCGCACGATGCTCGGATGCACTGGTATCTGGCCCGCGAAATGGACTACGCCGACGAAGCGGAAACCGTTGACGCGTGGCAGCGTTACCTACGGATGCCCGGCGGCCAGACGACCGAGCGGGCCTACGCGTTCCGAATGCTTGCCAAGCGCGAGCCGGACCGGGCGAAGCGGCATTTGTTCGCGGCCATGCTCGAATCGCCGCAGGAGCCGGAATCGTTCCTAGCGTTTGCCGAAATGGCCTATCGCATGGAGGACTGGGTTTCCTGCCTCTACTACGCCAGGCAAGCCCTCTCCTGCCCTGCGTCGTCGCAAACGCACGCCAGTGACGCGCGTGCCTACGGCGAGCTACCGGCCGACTTGGCCTGTGTGGCAGCCTCGCGGCTGGCCAGGGACGACGAGGCGCTCAAGCACGCCCGCGAGGCCGTCCGCCGACGCCCCGACGACTCTCGGCTCATCGGCAACCTTGCCCACCTAGAACGCAAACTCTCGGAGGTCGGCCCCAAGGCCGCGTGAAATGCCAAGCATTGCAGTGCAGATTGCCGACGCCATGGCGGCCGGACTTGCGGCGGCCACGTTTTCGGAGCCCTACGACACGGTCCAGGCCGTCCGGCGCTACGTGCCAGACTACGACGCCACGGAACTGAAAGAGCTCCAGGTGTCGGTCGTGCCCGGCCCGGTGGAAACGGAGCGAGGCGCCCGCGGCATGGATTTGTTTACGCACGAAATCATGGTTGTTGTTGGGAAGCAGGTCGACGGCACCAACGGCGACATAGACAACCTCACCATGCTCTGCGAGGAAATTATCGACGCCATCCGGTCCGAGACGCTGACCTACACAGGAATGCCGGAGGATGCCCAGTATTTCGCAGCCGGCATGAGCGTGCAGTTTGACCGCGACTCGCTGACCGAGCGGCGTATTTTCCTCGCCCAAATCGACGTGACATTCCGCGTTCCTCGAGCAAAAACAACATGAGCATTTTTCCGCTCGGTGGCGGCAATCCCTACGGCGCGGCAATGGGCGGAATCCGCATTCCGGCCATTGGAATGCGCGCGAGCGTGAACCTGTTTTTTGACCGGGCCTCTGTCAAAAGCGCTTTGTCGAGCATGGAATGGAAGTCGTTAAGCAAAGCGTCGATGCGGATTAAGGATCACGCCAAGCGTTCAATCAAAAAGATGGGCCGGGCCAGGCCGTTGCTCAAGATTCAAAAGGCCAACCCAGGCCTCGACCTTACGTCGATCCTCCGGCAGCCTGGCGTGGCTGGCAGGACAAAGCGAGCCGTCATCGAGCGTATCCGCGAAATCAAGATGAAGCCGCCGTCTCCGGCCGGCACGCCGCCGCACACGCACGTGCCCTACGGACACATGCTTGGGTTTCGTCGCAACCTGTGGAATTTTTACGACCCCACAAGCCACTCGGCGGTCGTGGGGCCGTCTCGTAAAGGGCGAATGCTGCCCTACCTTCACGAGTTCGGCGGACAGCAAACCATGGTCACGTGGGTCTACAAGCCCAAGTGGCCGGGTGGAATGAAGGCCCCGATTGTGTGGAAGCGCGAGGCCAGCGAGCGGCCGCGCGATCCAGGCCGGTGGT